GCTAGGGGTCTGTGGGGCGCGGCCACGACACCTGCGCCCGCTGCTCCGGGCCGTCCGCGCTGCGCAACCCGCGCCCCATCGAGGGCGAGTGCCGGGTCTGCAAGGACCGGGTGTGCAAGCGGCACCTGCGGTGGCTGGAGGGCTGGATCTGCACCCGGTGCCTGCGCAGGGCGAGGCAGGCCGCGGCCGCGGCGCGGGGGGCGTGAGCGGTGCCGACGCCGTACGTCACGCCGACGATCATCCAGAACGCCCCGACGGGCGTGCCGTGGTCGATCATCCCGCAGCAGGGTGCCGCGGCGCTGGCGCAGTTCGCCGAGCAGACGAACATGGCCTGGCGCGTCACGCACGACATGGACCGGATCTGCAACCAGCCGCTTCGGGCCACGCTGGACACCGAGGAGGAGGTCGGGCCGGACTTCCGGCTCACCGTCGACGCCCACGGCATCGGGCACCTGATCGCCTCCCGCTGGCCCATCCTGTCCGTGATCGGTGCGCAGGTCTCGCCTGCGGCGTCGTTCCCGCCGGCGTGGCAGACGCTGCCGGCCGGGGCGGTCCGCCCGCACACCGGCATCATCGGCGCCTACGGCACCACCACCCCCGGCTCCGGGGCGCAGGGCCCGGTGGAGCTGGACATCGCCCCCGGCTGGGTCTCCTGGTACAACGGCCGGACCGGGACCCGGCTGGCGGTGGCCTACCTGAACGGCTGGCCGCACGCCGGACTGACCGCGACCGCGAATCAGAACGCGACGACGCTGCAGGTCGACGACGTCACCGGATTCTCCGGGGCCGCGCCGTTCATCTACGACGGCGCGAACACCGAGCAGGTGGCCGTCACCTTCGTCACCGCGGCCAACTACGAGACCGTGATGGGCCAGAACGTGCCGGTCGGGCCGGGGACGCTGAGCCTGGCCGCGCCGCTTGCCTACACCCACACCGTCACCCCCGGGGCCAGCAGCGTCCTGGTCACGGCGATGCCCGCGGACCTGCAGAAGGCCGGGATCTGGATCATCGCGGCCGACGCCCTGGAGGCCGGCATCGAGGGCGTCGTCATCTCCGACCTGCGCGGCGCCGAGCAGTCCTCCCGCGGCGGCGCCGCGAGCCTTCGCGTCGAGGCCGAGGTGATCCTGCACTCCTACCGCCGCGCCCTGTAGAACCCGAAGACACCTGGAGGTCTGTGGCTGGCCGTCACATCCGCGCCGTCATCGTCTCGAACCGCCGCACCAAGGCCGGCGGCCGCATCGCGGTGTCGGCGACCAACCGCGCGAGCGACCCCTCGGCCGAGGCCGCCGCCTACGACACGAAGGTCGGGCGCAAGGTCCGCAACTCCCGCACCGTCAACGCCCCGAAGCGCTGGTGAACCGGTGGCGCTGAACGCGGTGATGCCGTACATGCGCGGCATCATCGACGGCCTGGCGATCCCCGGCGGCGGGGCGGCCCTGAAGGCGTACATCACACCGCCGATGTCCAAGACCCTCGACTCGCCGATCGCGTTCCTGCTGCCCAGCCCGACGCACGGCAAGCGGCAGACGTCGCCGCGGGGCGCGGGGTTCATGGAGATCGAGTGGTGGTTCGACATCTACCTGAAGTTCCTGACGAACCCGAACTCGGCGAACCTGGACTCGCAGTTCCCGCTGATCGTCGATGCGATCCTGTACGCCTACTGGGGCACCAGGATGCCCGTGCAGATCACCGACGCGGTGACCGCCCGTACCAGCGGGATCCTCGCGGTCGGCGAGGAGTTCGAGTACCACCCCACGGCGCCGGAGGCGCCGGCGTCCTACCGGATGCTGCTGTTCGACTCGCTGCTGCGGATCCAGGTGAAGGAGCTGATCCAGGCGTGAGCGTCACCGTGACCCTGACCGGCGGCGGCCCCTCGGCCCTGGGGCGGTTCAAGTGGCAGGCCGCGGCGGTGCGCTGGGCCGACACCGTCGGCCCGATCGGGCGCACCGCGCTGCGGGCGCGGGCCCCGCGCGGCAAGGGGCAGCGGGCCGGCCGGTTCGCCATGTCGATCCGGTACGCCCGCCGCTCCACCGGCGGGCTGTCGGTGGAGGTGCGGTACACCGCGAACACCCCGTACGCCCGGTACGTGATCGAGCCGACCCGCCCGCACAAGATCACCGCGAAGGCGGCGCGGCGGCTGCACTTCGTCGACGCCCAGGGCAAGGACCACTTCCCGGTCTCCGTCAACCACCCGGGCACGAAGGGCAACGACTTCCACCTGCGCACCATGCGGGCCTACGTCCCCGTGGCGCAGGGGGCCTACACCCGCATCATGCGCGAATCCCTCGGAGGACTGTGATGAACACCGGCCCGGTCGGCTTCCGCTTCAAGGGCACCGTCGCCGCGAAGGTCCAGCAGAGCGGCCAGATCGTCGAGCCCGGCGAGGAGTTCGACGTGCCGGTCGAGCTGGCGCTGACGTTCGCGAACAACGGCCTGTTCGAGGCCCTGGATCCGGCCCGGATCGCCGAGCTGCGCCAGGCCGAGGCCGACGCGCAGGCCGAGCAGGACGCGGCGCGGCTGGCGCACATGGCCGAGCACGGCCTGGTGAACGCCCACCCGTCCGCGCCGCAGGTGCCCGCTGTCCCCGCGGAGGCGGCCCGGCCTGCCACCAGCCGTCCCCGCGGACCCAGGACGGCCGAGACCGCCGCGGCCGCGCAGCCCGCGGCCGAGTGACCCCGCCGAACCGCTAGCAGCCAACCTGGAGGTATGTGGGCTTTCCCACGATCACCGAGCAGTACGGGTCGCTGTCGGCGACCGGCCTCGCCAAGGAGACCACGTTCGGGACCGGGGTCGCGCCGACCTCGTTCCAGCCGGACGTCAGCAACACCTATGAGACCGACCCGGGCTGGTTCTCCCCGGAGGTCATGCAGGGCGTGCGCGACCTGCGGATCTACAACCTGTACGGCGAGGCGAAGTACGGCGGGGCGACCGGCGGCCCGATCTTCCCGTCCAACGGGATCCAGCAGCTGGTGTACGCGATCGGCACCGACGCCGTCACCGGCACCGTCGCCCCGTACACACACACCGTGTCGCAGGCCAACCAGCTGTCCTCCCTCACGGTGGAGAAGAACATCGGCGGCTTCCAGAGCTTGCGGTTCGCCGGGGTGCGGATCAACAAGTACCAGCTGAAGGCGGCCGTGGGGAACACCGCGGCGGAGTTCACCGCCGACGGCATCGGCCAGTCCGGGACGATCATCGGCACGCCGGCGGGCGTGACCATCGTCAACGAGCTGCCGTTCGTGTTCGCCGAGGCCACGCTCACGCTGTTCGGGAACGTCCGGGCCGAGGTCGGGTCGGTGACCATCACGATCGAGAACGGCATCAAGGAGACGTACACCTTCTCCAACAACCACGGCCCGAGCTTCATCACCCCGGTGACGCTGAAGGTGTCCGGCCAGATCGACCTGGTGTGGTCGTCCCTGAACAACGCCACCTACGGCGACTACTCCTCGATGGTCAACGGCACGCTCGGGGCGCTGTCGCTGGGGCTGGCGCACCCGGTGGCCGTGAACGGCTCGGTGACCGTGAACTGCCCGCAGGTGGTGCTGGCCAAGTTCACCAACGACCTGAAGATCTCGGACGTGGTGATGTCCACGCTGAGCTTCGAGGCCTCCAAGCCGCTGCCGTCGGGCAGCAGCATCAACGCCGTCATCACCAACGGCGTGTCCACAGCCTACTGATCATGGAGTGACATGGGCTTCCTCGACGACAAGAGCATCTCCGGCACCACGGACATCGACCTGGGCCGCGGCTACTGGGTACGGGTGCGCAACTGCCTGGACCACGAGCACATGGAGACCGCCCAAGGGGTGATGAGCCGGAACGTGGTCCTGAACGGCGACCTCGACGCCCAGGGCAACGCCGCGGTCCGCACCGTCGACCCCGCGCCGTTCCGCACCTACATGGTCGCCGCCTCGATCGTCGACTGGAACCTCGACGACGGGCACGGCGACAGCGCCGTCGTCTGGCCGCACGGCAGCCTCGAAGAGGCAATGGCCGGGGTCAAGCGGCTGCCCGAGGCGTACTTCCAGCAGATCTGGACCGTCGTCGACGAGCTCAACAGCCGTCGCCCCGCCGCGGAGCAAGCCCGATTTCCTGCAGCAGCTGATGCTGGCGATCCGCAACGGCAGGCCGGGCCCGACGGCGCTGACGAAGTTCGAGCTGGAGCGGCGTCTCTGGCAGGAGCTCGGGCAGAGCCTTTCGGAGTTCTTCCGGCGCCCCTGGCGTGAGGTCGAGGACTACCTGGCCATCATCGAGATCTCCGACCGCGAGGAGCAGATCCGGAGCCAGCAGGCCGCGGCGGCCGCCGCGGCGAAGGGCTGAGTAAGGGGGCTGTGTCAGCGCAGAGACCTTCACGCTGCTGGCCATCTTGGAGGCCCGGGACAGGGCCTCGGAGATCGTCCACCACGTCGACGACTCGTTCCGGAAGTTCTCCGGGAGCGTGCGCGAGGCCGCGGCCGCCGCCGATGCGGCCGGCACGCGGATCGACGAGGGCCTGCTGCGCACCGCCTCGGGTGCCGACGCCGTCGAGGTCGCCGCGGCCCGGGTCGCCGGCGCGCAGGCCCGGCTGGCCCTGGCGACGAAGGAGCAGGC